CTAAGCTTTTTTCCTATGGGGCATGTATGGGGCATTAGAGGAAAGATTTCTATTTATAATCTCTACCTGTCCCGCGCTATTTTCCAGCATCCAACCGCCATAAACGCTATAGAGCATCTGAGCACTTGAGTGCCCCATCTGTGATGCAATAAACGTGGGGTTGGCACCAGCCGACAGCATCCAACACGCGAAGGTATGGCGAGTCTGATAAGCTTTGCGATATCTTATGCCTGCTCGCTTGATGACAGACTCCCACAGGTTACGCAGTGTGCCTGGGGCATAATGCTCCCCTGCAGTAGTGCCGGGCTTATTAAGTAAGGGGGAGAAAATAAAGGTGCAGGGGTGAGTTGTTGTCCGGCCATACTCCCGCAACTTTATAACTTTCAGGTGTTGCTTACCAAGACGGGTAAGCTCTGCTTGGTCCCTCAGAGCTTCGAGAGCAGGGCTTACCAGATGTATAACTCTGTCAGTGCCTGCATCTGTCTTCGGCAGCGTGAAATCTCCAAGCGTTGTGAGGTTTCTCCGCACTGTCAGTGTTCCCGCCTTTAAGTCCACATCCTCCCATGCCAAAGCAATCAACTCACCATGCCGAACGCCGCTATAAAAAGCGAAGGTGAAGAGGTTTTTTGTCTGACGGTTAAGGCAAGAAGCTATCAGGCGGGTGTACTCTTCTTGGCTAATTGGATCGGGTTCAGCTTTTGCCTTTTTCAGTGGCTTAAGGTTGCTGAAAGGGCTCTCTGAGATGTAGCCGTTGTCAACTGCAAACTGAAACATTACGTTCATAGTTATCATGTAATAATTTACAGTATAAACACTTCGGCCTTCCTTTGGATTGGGCCTATGAGTTCTGATGACCTGATGCCCCGTAAGTAAATCCTTCCTGATATTCAGAAGTTCTTCCCGTGTGATGGATGAAATCGATCTTCTGGCACCAAGCCTGGGGAGCATGTTTTTAACCACGGAACAATAGCGGTAATGAGCATTTGCACTAATCTCCAGCTGTTTCATGGCAAGCCACTTTTCTGACAATTCCTCCACGCTCAAATCTTTGTTATCCAATCCAAATTTCTTCAGGTTTGGAGAGGATGGAAATTGCGCGGCGTAATCAAAATTACCCATCTTTATCGAAAAGCAAACGGAGGATCGGAGCTCTCCGGCAACTCTTCTATTCTTTGCTGTATCAGGCACGCCAAGGTTTTCCCTGACGCGCTGATCTCTATATTTGAACCATATGCGGAGTGACCCGCCATGGTTCTCAACGCCTGTTGGATAGACTTCTTTACTCATTTATTCCTCCAGACGTCCAGGAGCCGAAGCAGCATATCCCGATCATTTCCACAAATCACCCATTCGGTTGTTTTTGAGCAGCCACCCATGCATCAATCGCTTTGCGGTTATACATGCACTCGCTGGTGGGCTTTGGGTCGTTTTCTGGAGAAACATGTCTGTATTCACGGCCCACAAGCCATGATTTCTTCCGCGCGCGTGCAATAGTGCCTGGCTTCAAACCAGTAAGCGCGATCAGCAAATCCTCTGTCACCCACTCGTTGGGTACAATTTGAATAACGTTCTCCATCTCTACTCCTTAAGCGGCCATAGACAGGCCAGAACGATGAAAATAAAAAGGGCCAGAGTCGTTAGAGTCCAGCCCGGTGTTAGAATGTCGTCGCAGGCGGTAGTCTAAGAATACCTTTGCGCTATGCCTCCGCCGTGGAGAATCCGCTACGTAAAAAATTAGAGGTTAACACGGTGTATTCAGGCATAATCTGCAAAAATCCGAACTATGGCCACTGGAAAATTGCCGTGTGGCAGCCGGAACTCTACAAAAGTTGGCTCTATAAGCAACGGAGGAGGCCGAAAAGTTGATAGTGAATCTATCAACAGTAAACGACCGTAGGAAGAGTTAGGGGTAAGTACAAAAACTTATTTTTACAGGAAGAAAAATGACCGCGAAGACAGTTATTGATTGCAAAACAGCAGAAGATTTTTTAAATGAAATAACCCCTTGGACGTCAAAGCAAAATCTTTCTGATTTTGTTTTTAGAGGTCATTCGGATTCAAACTATAAGCTTTTACCTAGCGCCTTTAGGGATAAAAGCCATGGGAATATTAGCTCTATATCTAAGATAGAACCTAACAAAAAACACAAAAACATTGATGCTCTAAATAAAGTTGGATTTGGCAATCTTGCTCAGCAACACGCATCTTATGAGTTTAACATTTTGAGGCGATTTTATAAAAAAGCAAATGTGCATGGTTTGTATGTACCTCGATCAAAGTTCATGAGTCACTCTCTAGAAAGAGACTACGTTAGCTTTGAAGCCTTAATGAGGCTTTATGGTTATGACTGTTGGCTTGATCGAGACCTTATTGAGGTTGCATCTATTGCCCAGCATTATGGGCTACCTACAAGATTAATCGATTGGACTTACAATCCATATACGGCAGCTTTCTTTGCTTCAAATAGTCCTTCCTTAAAAAAAGATGGTAATATCTGTTTATGGATGTTGAACACAAGAATATTGACGGATGTTTTTGATTTAAAATCTTCTGACGTTAAAATATATAGTCCTCTCTATCAATGGAACGAAAATGCAAAATCCCAGTCTGGTGTTTTTACATATAAAGTCACCAGTATGTCTAAGGATGATGTTGCTCTAAGGCATGAATTTCTTTCAAGGATTACTGAGGAAAGTGAAATCCCAACAGATGAAAAATACAAATCTGTATATACGGATTATGAAACACTTGATGAATCAATAACCAGATTGGTTGACGAGTATAACCATCTGAAAGAAAATCAGGTAAGTAACAATGCTTTAATAAAAATAACATTACCATCTTCAGAGGCCCAAAAGCTAAACAAGCATCTGAGAAGTATAAATATATCAGAGGGCTTTATATACCCGGGATATTCAGGTGTTGTCAGAGAGATCCTGAACAAGAACAGCCTCAAGTAGGCGATTGCACTGAAAAAATCCTATATCAGATAACAGCCCTCTCTGGCAGAGGGCTTTTTTTTTGCAGCCAGCTCAGGATCTGACATACTACACTTCTCTTTAAGCAAGTACAGCTCGTACCATTTCGGCATTTAAGAGGAGGGGGCCTCACGGATGGCTGGCCTCCCTGGGACAGGCGCACAAGCCAACAAACGCCAATGTCAGAGGAGAGGGATCGTCAGGATGCGACACGGCATCAGAGTGATAAACCGTGCCGCGATAGATGACACTGAACCCATCTTCTTTGATTAGCATTAGCTTGCCAGTGCGAACTGATACTTTCCGAGTGCGGCCATTGCCTCTGACTATAGTGAAATCGACCATATCCCCAACCTGTTGCTGGCGCGGCTCCCCGCAAAAACGATGACAGGTTTCACAGCGCTGCATGGTCACCTCCCTTCTGCAACTCTTCGTCCAGCTCCGCTTTGCGGATCAGATAAACATCGGTCGCCTTCTCCAGATAGTCGGCGTTCTGTGCCAGCATTTTTGCTGCGTATTTGTAGCAGCGGTCCAGATTTGATACTGAATCAGCATTTGCTGAAGCTTCCGTGAAATCTGCCAGCAGCTCATCTGGTGTACGCGCTGAGCTGGTGTTTTCCGCTGGATTAACTTCTCTCTCTGGTTGTTGCGGCTCTGGCTTGTTGTTGATCAGGTTGTTGAGTTCGGCCCGGCTGCGCGCCGGGGTGACATCGCGCTCTGCACGCTGCTGCGGCTCGAACTCGTCTGGTGTGTATACACCGAGAATCACATCAGGGCAGTAGAGGCGAGCCCAGCGCTTAACCCCGAGGTATGCGAGCTGTTGCTTCGGATCGCTACCCCAGAGCGTTGAGTTGCGCACCTGAGCCTGCGATAAGAGCAACTCAAGCACACGCGGCTCATCCTCACCCTTTAAGGTGGCCCAGACTCTTACGCCACAGCCTTTTTCATCTTCCATTTTCCAGTTTGGCGCGATGTACTTATTGCCCTTCTGAGATGTCTTCTCGACAAATTTGCCGATCACGTTTTCCCACGGACCAAACCAGTCGTAATGGAGTCGGTCTTTAGTAGGGGCCATTGATGTAATCACTGCATTAACCAACTGCGCCTCATACCCCAGAACGCCATTGATAAGGTGTGTCTTCTGAGCCACCGCATAAGGATTCATCCCCCACTGAGCTGCCTGAAGGGCTACTGCCATGCAGTCAGCTGGGCTTCCCGCCAGGTGAGACGGTACTGTCGCTTTACCCTTTGCCATAACGTCAGCGAAAGCCTGAAGCTTTTGCAGGCCACTCGGGCTAAAGATTGCCGCTTTAGTGTCCGCCTCGTTTACTGCCGGGTGCATCAGGTCATTGCTCATAAGTTATCCTTTCTCTTTGCCCAGTCCGGGCGCGTGATTTCTTCAATGCCGCCCCAGTTACCGGACTGCATGCATTCGTGGTAGGTGGCCAGGTCGCGGCGGAACAGGTCATGACCGACCGTAACGTCATCTTCACTGAGCTGGAAAGTGCGAACCGGGTACCGGCCGCAGTCAATCGACTCGCTGACGGCGATGAAAACGAATAGTGGGTATTCGCCAAAGTGCTTGTTGTAGCCTTCGCGGTAATAGGCGTCCTGAACGTGGTAGCGGAATTCTTCGACGTGACGCGCGAAGCGGCTCATGTCGGCCACTTTTTTCACGTCCACGATCACTGGCTGCCCGGTCAGGAATTTGTCAGGTCGAATCCGGCAAAGCTCACCTGTCTGATCGTCGTTCCAGTAAATTGAGGCTTCCTGGTGGCCCTCAGCTTCAAGCAGCCAGCGTGCAGCGGGATGGGCGAGGGTGCTGGAACGCATCAGTTTAAGCTTTCGTCCTTCTTCGGCATCCATGACGGTCATACCAAGTCCTGAGCAGTCTTTGAGAAAAGCCTTTTCGTTCGCCTTGCCCTCATTGGTGCGGCGGTTAAACTCCGGTGCCACGATGAATCGCCGGTCGAACTCATCCGGCTCCAGGAGTAGGCAGTGAAGTGCAGTACCCATATCGAGTGCCGCTTTCTTCTCTTCATCCTCAGGAGCATTTTTACGCCACTGGAATATGGCAGGGTTAATAGCAATATCATCCAACTGCGATTTGCTGACACCAGCGCCGGAATGGTATGCCTCGTTAGGGATGTCGTAATAAATTCCTGTTTCCATAGCTATTCCAGCCCCAGTTTCTCTGCCGCTGTGGCAATGTCTTCAACCATTCGCGCATAGGCCGCCTGCGCATACTCGTTGTTAAGCAGATAGCGAGGAATTCCAGGCAAAGCGTCTTCGACGTTATCCGGGAAGCGAGCGCGCACTTTTAGGGTGCATTCACGCCGCGCACTATCCACATCCTCTTCCTCGTATTGCCTTTGCCAGCGCAGCTCTTCGTAACGATCCTGTGCGGCGTATGGGTTGCCGTTAAGTGAAAAGGTCATGCGACCCCCTTGCCGTAGTATTTTTCAAAGTCAGCATCCTGAAAGTCATGCCAGCCGAGAGCTACAACCTGCGCCCAGTTGAAAGCCTTCTTCATGCCTTCCGGGCTGTCGGGAAACTCTGCGGTGTACTTCTTCCGAAACTCTGCATTTGCCTGTGATACGCGAAGGCATCCATTAACTGGCGTGATCTTCATATGGCACCCCAGGCTGATTCAGAATGTCTTTGAGAGATCGCCACCCGGCACGCAGGCGGCGAACGAGGCGGTCAAGATTTGATTCAGAGCAGCCAGCAACGGGCCACCCTGCAACGGCGAACTGTTGCATAGCTATTCCTTGGTGTTGGTTAAAGTGATTGGTTAGTAGGTGATAGCGGTGTGCGGGATATTGCCGTCTTTGATTTGCGTCAGAACGTCGATAGCCTGGACGCGGGTTAATCCGGCATTAGCCATCAGCGCGTTAACAACAGCGGTACCGACCGCTTTCCGATGAGCTTCATTCGCAGCGCGAGCTGCTACTTCATCAGCGATGCGCTTTTCTTCGGCCAGGCGGCGTTGTTCGGCTTCCTGTTGCTTGCGTTGCTCAGCCGCGATTGCGTCCTGCTTTTCACGTTCAGCTTGTTCGCGTGCTTCATGTGCCAGTTTGGCGGTGCGCTCCTGAGCTTCACGGGCCTCCCGCTCTGCGCGTTCCTGTGTAGCGATACGGTCACGCTCAGCTTGTTCAGCCTTGGCCTTCAGCTCTGCTTCGCGGCGAGCTGCTTCTTCGCGCTCAACCTGTGCTTTCTGCTCAGCCTCTCGGCGTGCGGCATCGGCAGCTTCCTGCTTCAGATTCTCTTCGTGATCGCGCCGGGCTTTCTCTTCTGCTTCTTTGCGAAGGCGCTCAAGTTCGGCAGCCTGATCTTCACGCTGCTTTGCCACGATTACCGCTGCTTCCAGCTTCTGCACCGTGGCATCTTTCGCTACGCCTGCTTCGGTGGAAATTTCCTGCCAGGTATCGTCCAGAGTGACCGCTTTGGCTTCGCTGAGGCGTTCCTGAATGTCACTGGACGGCAAATAGTTTCCGGTGGCGTCAATCACATCGGCCAGTGCTCGGACCGCTGCCAGCCGCTGCTGTAATCCCTGCTTGCGGTCTTCTTCAGCCTGTTCCCACTCGTTCAGCGGGCGGCGCACTTCATCTTTCAGTGCATCCAGTCGCTCACGAACCACGCGGCGACTTTCATCAATCTGCTTCGGCAGAGCTTTGAGCTCGGCAACCAGCTCCTTACCAGCGTTGTCGATATAGGTTTTGGAGCGGGCCACCTTGTGCGCCATTGATGCGATAGCGTCACGGCCTTTTTTGGTTGTGACATCAGGAACAAGGCTGCGCGCCTCTTTCTCGATTGCTTCAATGATCGGGTCGAGCTGCTCTTTGGTGGTAAACACCGCCATCGCGTTCGACTTTTCGATGACGACTAAATCCGTTGTTTCACTCATTTCGGTTTCCTTCAGGCAAAAAAATGCCCTCCGGAGAGGGCTAATGGATGATGGAGGGTAAAACTGAAAGCAGCTCTGAGAGAAAGCCGCTTGCGCTTTTACCGTTCCCGCTCTGCGCGGGTTTAATCTAAGAATCTGACAAAATCAGGGATGTGCGTGGTTATCGTCCCATCGGGCAATTCAACAATGGCAACGGTGTAATTGCCCGGACCAGTCTCGAATTCTTCAAATGCAATTCCCCACTGGTGAAACTTGCCAGTGACAGGGGGCAACTCTTCTCTTTTTCCAGCCACTGCATGGAATCTTCTGACTTCTACCGTTCTCATACTCACCTCTGATTAATAAATAAAGTTCCGCGCCGCCTGAATAAACAGCCACCCAGCCAGCGCCCAGCATGAAGCCCGCTGCAACGAAAAGCAGCAGGTCTCTGTACTTGCTCATGTTTGATCCAATAAAAAAGGCCGCCTAAGCGACCTGTCGTTGAGTTGATGCCTGCTTTTAACCACATCAGGCGAGGTGGTTCCTGAGCTTTCCACAGACAAAGGAAACTGGTAATTTGGTTATTCCACAGACAATAAGGGATTTTGTATGGCAACCTTTACAGTAAGAGTAGAGCTGCATAATGCAGATTATGATGACTACGAACTTTTACATAAAAAAATGAATGCCAAGGGCTATAAGCGGACTGTAACTGCAAGCTCAGGTACTGAACACCATCTACCTGACGCAGAATATACTTTTGAGTCTTCATCTAAAGATGAATCTGCAGTGGCTGATGAAGTGAAAGCAATAGCTGATTCTGTTAAGAATGGCTCAGGGGTATTAGTTACAAAGTCTGCGGGAAGGGCGATTAGAGGCCTAAAAGTCGTCTAAAGACTGTCTTCACATAATTTGTAGATTTCAAAGCGTTTTCAGCAAGCCGATTCGGGCTTCTATGCCTGAATTTGGCTCAATCTCTTTTATTCGCCTAGCATCCTCAAGTAAAATCACTATTACGTGCTTAAGTTCGCTCTCACCCATAACTACCTCGCTGTCACGCATTCAGATTTACGATACCCGGCGGCGTATATCGCCACCTCTGGCAAACAATTCGCTCCACTCTCGTGCCGATCACGAAGGCTAGGGGATGAGGTGGCGCGGGATACGCGGTTAGTTGGCCGCGCTGTTACTGCAACAACCTCTGGCTCAATGCCAAAGACCGTATCGATGATTGAGCAGATGCCGTCACGCTCAATTGCCGCCGCCCGGCGACGAGCATGGCGACGAGTTTTAGCGGTCTCTTTTACTGAACTGCCATAAGTGATAGCTGTCATGGTGCCTCCTGAAATGGTTTTGGTGATTGGATGGCCGGTGCTGATCTCCGGCTTGCAAACCATGCCGAGGTAAACGGCTTTCGCCTCCCTCAATATCGGTTATTACGACCCAGTACCCGAAGGCATATGACACTACTTAGCTGGTATCGATCGCTTGCGGAAACCGTTAGCTTTTAAATCCGCGCATCAGCCTGCGCATTCATCCAATCCCAAACCCATCTCGGTTTTCGTATCGCGCTTTGTCAGCGCTGCATGTTGTTAAAGAGCTATCAGCGTGATTCTGTGTTGCCGTGCTGATGGAATTGAATATACACAAAATGTGATTTTATAGTCAATCACGAAATGTGTATGATTTTATCTTCACACATTATGTGTATGTTTTTAATGTGAATTTATTTTCCCCAAGCCCAGTCTTGAACTCGGATCAGCAGCGTTAGGTGGGGTAGCGGACACCAAAAAGCCCGCTCAGTGGCGGGCTAGGGTGCTGGGGGCATGAAAAACCCGGCGCGGTGGCCGGGTTTAGCATATTAACATTTTATTCTAATTGGCTTTCGAAAAAGTCAAAATAAGGAAGAGTGTAACTCCCTAGCCCAGACATGCTGATGAGATTTTCAGCGTAACTTTTAATGTAAGGATACGCATAAGTAGGAGCCTTGACATTGACGGCATCACTCTCTGCGACCTCTTGTGAGAAATCCACATCACACTCAAAATCAAAGTTATAGGTAATTTCGACCTGAGCGGCACCTTCCACGGATATAACAGCTGTATAACTTGCCCTAAAGACGTTTGATTTCTTTTGATTCCCAAATAATTTTCTATCCAGCTTTACAGTTATCTTCCTCTCTTTCTTCCCTTCTACTTTAGGTAATGACTTAATGGAAGCACTGGATACTGCTTTGGCTATTAATGATATTTTCATAATTTGTTTGGTAGTATTCGTTGTCGTCTATTTGATTAATACAGATAACCTCTGATTGGCTATGATCTGAGGCGGACGATATCTCTTTTCTATTAAAACTATTTTCGGAATAACTTCCTTTATAAATCATAGTCTTAACAGTATTCTCTTTGGTTAATGAACTTAAGTTGTTGCAGGACTCTCGTCCTGAAAAGAACAACAAATATCGCTCATGTTTATCGCGCTTAAGAGTTTCAGTAATTTCCAACTTTTCTGGCGAAGCAGTATCTGGCTCAATTGTGCACCATTCGTCTACTGACGAAGAGTCCTGAATCAAAACATCTAAAGATATACCCAAGCCGTCATGGAGCCTCTTTATCATTGTGAGGCTTAATTTCTTTTTACCAGACAGGACCTCAGAAACTTTAGACTTAGAACCCAAATATGCTGTCATGTCTGTTTGAGTCAAACCCATCTGATCCATTCTAAATTTGATGGCATCAAGTGGTGAAGGCTTCCGAATTGGATAATTGGCCTTTTCATAATGACCTATTAACAAATTAAGTAATTCGAACTCATCATATTCTTCAGTTTCCGGAGTAAGGTCACAAGTTGCGAGCATCAAAAAGCGGTCCATGGCTTGTTCATAGTCATTTTTGCTTTTAAGAACCTTCCAACAATAGCCTGACATTACAATCTCCACTTGTCATACTCGGCATGAGTACCAATCTGCTGTATCACTACCACTCCTAGCACGTAAACCACCTGTACAACTAGACGGTAATCATTGCCTTTAATGTTAAACACCACCCTTTTATCCGAAAGGAAATCAGCTGATGGGTAACGACTTTTGATATCGTGTGTCGTTGACCACGTGGCAGTTGAAACCTCTTGCACCCACGCTTCAAGGGGCCTTAGGGCCTGATTGTGCTTTTTGCAAAATTCGTGGATCTTCTGTACACCTCTGACATCCATTTTTTTACTAGGTTCCCCTTTTGGGAATTATAGTCATAATTCTTTGTAAAGTGTATAGCTCTGCTTGTGCTTACAATCAGCAAAGGTGCTTAAAATTACTGAAGGACGCCTTATGAGATACTCATGAGTAGTTCAAAAATTACTAACTCATCTCACCCAAACGTCTCTTCCGGCCACTGAGCCTTAACTACCTTACCGATGATACGAATGCTGTGATCGCAATCTATCACGCGATATGAAGGGTTGAGCGGCACCAGGTAGCTCACACCTGCATCTTTCTCGTACTTCTTGAAAGTCACCTCTGAATCACCGTTTGCAGAAGCAACGCAAAAATCGCCGGTTTCAACGTCCTCGGCAGGGTCAACCAGAATCAGCATCCCCTCTGGGAAGCTGGGGCGCACACCCTGCGGCGCAGTCATCGAGTGGCCCTTAACCTCAAGCCAGAATGCGTTTTCGCTGGCCTTCTTGGTCGTTGGCACCCAGGCCTTTGCATCAGTGGCTGTATAGCTGCCTACTTCTGAGAACGGGCCAGCCTGCACAGAGGCAAACAGCGGGTACTCATACTGCTTGAAAACTGCGTCAGACTCATCACCAAACATGATCTTCGCCGGGGAAACCCCTAACGCACTCCCAAGCAAGACCGCATCATCAGCGCTTACTTTACGTGTGCCGAGTTCATAGTTCCCAAGGCGAGAAGGGGCTGCCCAGCCACATTGCTTGGCGAGCTGCGCTTGGCTAAGTCCTTTAGCTTCTCTCAGGGACTTAATCCGTTCCCCAATAACTTCATGCATAGTTTTCATTCCCCTAATTTACCACGCAATGTGATTGTACCTCTTACACGATTTGAGGTTGACTGTTAATCACATTTTGTGTGTAATGCCTCTGTGTTTAACGCTAAGGAGGACGCAATGAATAACATTGCCCAGCAGCGAAAGAAAATCGGAATTTCGCAGGCTGTTCTCGCTTCAGCAATTGGTTGGGGGCAGTCACGCATTGCCAACTATGAGCTGAATATCCGTACCCCAAGCCTTAATGATTGTCGGTCAATCGTTGCCGGGCTGGAGAAACTTGGGTGCCAGTGTTCGCTGGACGAAGTTTTCCCACCGTCAAAAGAAAAAGCCGCTTAAGTAGTTCCGCTCTTTATCAATCTGCGCCGCCGACAACGTGGCTCCAAATTCAAAGTGGCAATCCCCCACGGATTGCTCACGTAAACAATTACATAGCAAGGAAATTATCAGGTATGGAAAACGCAACTCAAAGCAAGAACGCCCGCCGCATCGAATCTGCATTGCTTAACAAACTTGCCACACTAACGCAGAAGGTGTTTGCCGAAAGGTTTGGTGTGGCGGAATACACTGTAAGTCGCATGAAGCGTGACTTCTTCAGGCAGATGAGCATTGCGCTCGACATTCTGGAATACGGGGTGGCTGACGAAGAAATGAACCGACTTGCTGAAGAGGTCGCCAAAATTTTGACCAAAGAAAAAGCCCCGAGCTGCGCGAACAGCTTCGAGGCCTGATGCGAAATGACTGGATCAATTCACAGGAGTAATTATGAGTAGTTTACTATCGCTTTACAAGGCAAAAGAGAAAAACGGTACCGAGATGTCGGCTAAAAAGACATTCCTGGTCCCGCTGGCGGAGTTATACATCGAGCCGGGTTACAACGTGCGCGAGATTGACCAGGCGCACATTGAAGAGTTCCGGGATGCGTACATTGCAGGTGAGTACGTTCCTCCGTTGGCTGTGCAGGTGACAGAGCATGGCATCAAGATTATCGATGGCCACCACCGTTACCAGGGCGCACTGCTGGCAACGCAGGAAGGCCATGAAATTCCCCGCCTTGAGTGCAAAGATTTTTCCGGTACCGAAGCAGATCGCATCGCTTTCATGGTCACCAGCAGTCAGGGTAAGCCACTTACATCGCTTGAACGTGCTGCAGCATATCAGCGCCTGATTAATCAGGGATGGTCAGCGTCAGAAGTAGCGAAAAAGGTTAAGCGTTCTGCAGCCGATGTTGATCATCATCTACAACTGCTGACCTGCGGTGACAGCCTGATAGCGATGGTGAAGGCCGGAGAAGTTGCTCCGACCACCGCTGTAGCCCTTTCGCGTGAGCATGGCCCTAATGCTGGCGTCGTAGCGCAAGAACAGATGGTGAAAGCTAAAGCGGCTGGCAAGTCAAAGCTGTCACGTAGCGCGGCTATCCCGCTGTTCAGTGCAGTTAAGGCTCGCCGGTTAGTGGAGCTTCTGGTTGATGCTGAATTCAATCGTGGCGGGGAAGGCGATTACCTCCTGCTGTACATGGACACGGCTGAAGAAATCAACCGCATTCTGGCTGAATATCGTGCCGGTATACCTGCTGAGGTGGAGGCACCATGAGTTTAGCCACCGTTATCAGCTTCCCTAAAAAAACCGAGCAAACAGGAGGTCACATGGCCGACCTGTCCAACGGGTATACCAAGACTGCCAATGAGATTCAGAAGCTAAAGCCGCGCCTGAGATTATCAGGCCGCGAGTGGCAGTGTTTTGAGGCAGTGATATGGCTTACCTACGGATGGAATAAGAAACAGGACAGGGTAACGAACACGGTAATCGGAGAGCTTACAGGCTTGAGTGACAGCCATGTTTCGGATGCTATCAAGGCGCTGGCAGAACGGAAAATCATCTTCTGTCAGAAGCATGGAGTGATGAAAACAGTGGGTGTAAATACTGAAATTTCAGCGTGGATTTTGGACAAACCGAAACCGGGAAAAGTTTTCCCGAAAACGGAAAACTCCTTCCCGAAAACGGGAAAAGTCTTCCCGGAAACGGTAGACACCCAATACAAGAACAAGAACAGTATTAAAAACACTACGTCAGAGAATTCTGCCGAATCCCCTGACAGCCCATCTGTAAAACTTCCAGCTCTTCGTCCTGATGCAGCAATTCAAACCCCGAAGGGTGACAAGTGGGGAACTGCTGACGACCTGAAAGCGGCTGAATGGCTATTCAGCAAAGTCTCGATCGTTGCACCAACCGCACAGGTTCCCAACTGGCCTGCCTGGGCTAACGATATCCGGCTCATGCGAAGCGCGCTGAAAGTTAGCCATCTCGAAATATGCGAAGTTTTCAAATGGGCTAACGCCGATCACTTCTGGCAGACCAACGTCATGAGCCCCTCAAAGCTTCGCGAGAAGTGGCAAACGCTTAAAGCCCAGATGAACCAACCTAACCGTAACCGAACTGGACCGGCGGAGCAGCAGTCAGCTGCCAACTGGAATACTCAGGAAGCATGGGACAATTTCATATGAGACAACTCGTAGCCGCAATAAACAATCGAGACAGCTCCACTCTGGTCCGCATGGCCGGTGACTTGCCTCAGCCGCCTGATCGCCGTTTGCACCAGGAGGTCGAAAAGTTGATGGATGAGTTTTTCGAGGGATTGAAACAGGTATTCCCGGCATCTGTCAGCACTGCCTGGCGCAATCCGGCAGACGAGGCTGCCGCCAAGCGACAGTGGATCGCTGCCTTCGCTGAAAATGGAATTACCAGCAAGCAGCATTTGCAAGCTGGCATGCGTCAAGCCCGAGCCAGCGGATCGCCATTCCTGCCTTCACCGGGCCAGTTCATTGAGTGGTGTAAATCTGGTGAGCGATTCGCTGCTGGTCTGCCGGATGAGGCAGGGCTGTACGACATGTTCCGCCTGTACTGCCGCGACCGTGGCATGTACGACTGTAGCGAGAATTTCCCCTGGGAAAGCCCGGCCTGTTTCCACATGGTGACGGCGGTTTATAACCAGATGCGGTCTTTCAATCTTTCAGATGCCGAGTGCCGCCAGCGCCTGAAAGAGCAACTGCGCAAAATGTCCCGCCGCATTGAAGCCGGTGAAGAAATCCCCCCGCCGCGCAAGCAAATTCCGTTGCTGCATATCCCACTCGGCAATGAGAAGGGGCTAGATCGAATCGCTGAAATCCGGCGAAATCTTGGCCTGAAGGGAAGGAGATAAATTACGGATTTACGGCAGAATTCCGTTAACCGCTGCGCTGTCATGGAAATGGCCCCACAGTAAGCCGCCTGAGAAGGCGATGAGCCCCATTAAAATTAGCGTAATTAATACCGCGACCGTCGATAGTGATGGGTCTTTTCCTTTGTATCTGTAACGTCCGTAAAGAACACCCGACATAAGAAAGCTAATAGCAGAATGCACAAACAACAGTGCTTCAGCAAATGGCATTGTTCACTCCTTCATACATTGGGTCATCAATAGACTAGCAGAATGTTTACAAAGATGTTTTGTCCGTACCAGGAGGGCCGCTATGGAAATACCGAAGGACGGCATACGCCTTCATCAGAGTAACTTCCGCGCCATCGGCGAACAGCTCTTACCTCTACTCGCCACCGGCCAGTGTTACCGCCTCACATTGAAACCCTGGAAAGAAAAACGCTCCCTCTCGCAGAATTCCCTCGCGCATTTGAGGTTCAACGAAATCAGCGAATACCTGATTAAGTCTGGCCGCACTGACGCTACGCCCGCCTGGGTAAAACGGAATCTTAAGCGTACCTACCTTGGCTGCGAAGAGGTCACTTACACCGATTTCGTTACTGGCGAGAAGGTCACCACTTACGAACCCCGGCACACATCCGGACTCGATACGGGAGAGATGCACTTTTTCCTGAATCAGGTTGAGCGGTGGTGCATGCAGTTCGGGCTTGCGCTGACCATACCGCACGACTCGGAGTATCAGAAACTGAAGGAAAAGCAAAATGAATAGGTCATCCACTCAAACCATAATTGACCACCTAATCTATCAGCCCACCCGCCGCACCCGCTCAAAACGCAAACCAATCCCGCTAGCCAGTGAGGTGAAGACATTCGACTACACCTACGGACTGCTGCGCGCCAAATGGAACAGAATGAGGCTAACCAGATGAAAAAAGTCAGGCGGCGCTGTAAAAATCCAGACTGCCGCGAATGGTTCAACCCAGCCTTCCAGAATCAAACGTGGTGCAGTGCAGAGTGTGGAACCGTAATCGCGCTAGCAAAGCGAGAAAAAGACCGGCAGAAATCGATACAGGAAGCAGAGCGACGACGAAGAGAAGAAACCCAGCAAGAAAAACGCCACACCAAGATCCGCAAGTTAGCTCTACAACCCCTCAGTCACTTCCATAAACAAGCCCAATCAGCCTTCAACGAATACATCCGCACCCGTGACTCCGGGAATCCGTGCATCAGCTGTGGCCGTAATACAGGCGCGAAGATGAATGCTGGCCATTACAGAACGGTGGGTGCTAGCAAAGAAACCCGCTACGACGAAACCAACTGCCATCTGCAATGCGAACACTGCAACTCGTATCTGTCCGGGAACATCGGCGAGTACAAGCCGCGGCTGATCACGAAGATTGGGCAGGAGGCTTTCGACCGCCTGGTGGGGCCGCACACGCTGAAGAAGTGGACGCGGGAAGAGTTGCAGGAACTGGCGGCACACTACCGGCAGAAGACACGCGAGCTGATCAAACAAAGGGGTGAAGCTGCATGACCTGGCTAAACAAGTTACTCCGCCGTTTCCGACCAATAATCCCAACCATACAGCCAGCCCACATGCAGATATGGGATGCCTGTCCTAAGCGGAGAAAGAAATGAGAATTGAGCGAGACTTTCAACAACTAGCCAGGCTGGCCCCGGTACGCAGTTCATCTGACATGCGCCGCCTGTTTGGAACTGGATGGAAGACCATTAATAAATCACAGCAGGCATGGGTCAGACACCTACTCACGGTCTGGGGGCAGCATCTTGGGAATGAAGATTATGATCGCAGCGAGGTGAACGTGATTGGCCGCTTGATGATGCGATGCGAATGGAGCGAGCAGAAGGGTAAGCAGATAGAAAAAATCGTCTCAGAACTCCACTGTGAAGGGCTGCGCGGGGAAGCGTTGTTCCGAAAGGCTCGGGATCTACTAATCCCACAGTCATCAACGGCCAACATCATCGCTCTCGCCAAAGAATCCGATGATGCCGCCTTCGTTGAATCTGTGATGACAAAGACTTTCGGTGCAATCAACCCAATCAAAAACGTTGCCAGATTACGCTACTGCAAGCGCAAGAGCGTGCAAAACATTATCGGTTGCCTGATTTATCACACTGGCGTCAGCGCAAAAGAGGCCCGGAACAGAATGGAGTGGGCTCTGGATATTCTCGAAGGAGAAATGTTTTACGCAACTAAGCGGGAAATGGAGAAGGAGATTCCTAAAATAGCAGCACAATTAGAAAATTAGCACTAATTGCTAATGATTGCGGGCAAGCGATCTGCCATATTTCACATAGGCTCGGGGAGTAAAGCGAACTGAGCGCCACATGACAAAAAGACGCCCTGCGGTTAATTCCGTGGGGCGTTTTGCATATTGGCGAGGATACTGTGCGACGTCGGAGATCGCCATGCAGGACAGAGGGTTCGAATCCCTACGCAGCGTCCTCACCAATAGGCCATTCAAATTTGAGGTTTATTAAATTTGAATTCGTGTATAGGATGTAACTGTCATGTTGAATCCCCCTGTGCGGAGGGGCGACAGTCGAATTACCAAGATAACCATGGTGATCGCCGAAATGCTGCGGGTAAAGGTGACTGGCTTACCCACCGGGAGGCACCCGGCATCATGACAATAGTCACAATTTTCAGCAAAACATAAGGCTCGCTTCGGTGGGCCTTTTTTATTGTTCGTTTGAGAATTTATTAACTCTTCCATGAAGCCGTTCCTAAGTTATAAAATTTCATGAAGAAATTTAACTGGGATGAAAGAATGAGAAAGGGGTTGGTTGTTTTATTTTTTGCTACGGTAATTACCGGCTGTGTATCGAATGACATAGAAGATATGCCAAGAGATGCCAGGGTGAGATTTGCCAATATGGAAGGTTACTCCAACAATCCTTATCCAAAAGCAAAAATGCTTGGCGAAGTTATGGGTATGAGTTGTGCGCGTCGCGCCGGAAGTACGACGATGGTAACTGAGTTAGGTGGGAATATCTTCGCCACCACAACTGGGCCAGATGTCGCCACTGGATCAGAAGCTCTGGAGAATATGCGCTACAAAGCCGCAATGATGGGTGGTGATGCAGTTGTCAATGCTGTGTGTAAGTCAGGAGGCGTTGACTGGGCTCATAACTGCTGGTCAACCGTAAAATGCGTTGGCGACGTGGTTTCGAAAAGCTAATACATTCATATCCTAAATTAACAGGCACTGCTTCGGCGGTGCCTTTTTCGTTTCCGCCCCTGCCAGTTAATCAAAAATCCCTCGTTATCCTGTGTGGCATCGGGCGTCTTTTACATCCGTAAAGGCAAAAGAAAACCCGCACTTGGCGGGTTCAGTCGAACTCGGGAAAGTTTCTTCCTCATCAGTTGAAACTTTAACCGGGTTCGCTTTGTTCTTCCTTAAGCAAAATCTTAAAGCGAATCCCCTAGAGGGGTGAGAATGGTAAAAATCATGCCTGACAAAATTGCTTCCGCAGTCAGTTATTGCGTGTCCGGCACACTTGTATGTGGAGGCAGTGTGTCGCAATGGATTCATGACCTTGACTGGAATCAGGTCGCGGTGGTTATCGGGATCGTGCTCGGTATAGCTACTTTCATCACAAACTTATACTTCCAGCGCCGTCAAACCCGAGCCATCGAAAAAGCGGCCGGTGAAGGTAAGGCTGTAATACGCGGGGAATAAGTATGGCCATATCCGCTCAGCTTAAAACCCGCCTAAGTGTCGCCATGCTGGCGCTCATAGCCGCAGGAGCATCTGCTCCGTCCCTGATGTCACAGTTTCAGAAAGAGAAAGAAGGCTCAAGCCTGACGGCTTACGCTGACGCTGGCGGGGTCTGGACGATCTGTGGTGGTGTTACGCGTGTTAACGGCAAGCCGGTAGTGAATGGCATGAAGTTAAGTGCGGCGCAATGTGATGCCATCGATAAAGCAGAACAGGCAAAGGCGCTGGACTGGGTTGCCCGAAATGTTCACGTTCCGCTGACCGAGCCTCAAAAGGTTGGCATTGCTTCATTCTGTCCGTGGAATATCGGCCCCGGTAAATGCTTACCTTCTACGTTCTACCGCAAGCTAAACAGCGGCGATCGCCACGGTGCTTGCGCTGAAATTAAGCGCTGGATATTCGACGGTGGCAAAGATTGCCGCATTCGCTCTAACAACTGCTTTGGGCAGGTTGATCGCCGCTATCAGGAATCAGAGCTGACGTGCTGGGGGCTGGATGAATGACACTTTCCGATATCAAGTGGGGATCGGTGGCGATAGTCATTCTCGCTCTGTTCATCATTGGTTTGGCTGTAACGGTGAAAGTGCAGCACACAAGCAACGTCGAGCTAGCTAAACAGAAAGAACAGGCGGAGCAGGGCAAAGCGACGGCAGAGGCAATCACCAATAACGTGATAACCGCCGTTACCCTCATCAATGATATATCCCGAGCCACCCATGAACAAAAAACGACTGTTGCGGCAGATGCTGGCGATAGGGTTGTGTCTATCCGAAATCAGCTCTCCACCGATGCGTGCGCTAACACCCGTATTGATAGTGCTGCTGTTGAGCAGTTGCGGCAGTACGCAGACGGTTTACGTCAAAGTCCCTTACGTACCGATCAGCAGTGAGCTGACAGCCGACACGCCACAACCCACCATTCCCGACAACATGAACTGGTCGCAGAGCCTGCAACTCAACGTGCTGGCATTCAGCGCCATAGGTCAGTGCAACCTCGATAAAGCGGCGATCCGCAAAATTGAGCAGGAACGGCAGAAATGAACAGATTCCTTACCTGGCTGAAAAGCTGGTTTATTCACACCAAAGAAGAGAGCAAAGAAATGTCTGAGCCACTAAATGACGCATCAACCGCCCAGCCTGTTTCAGTAGAGCCGGTCACCGCTGAAGCAATCACCCCGGCAGCAGAAGCGAAAGAAGGCGTCAAAGACCTGAAAGCCGCGCTGGCATTTATCGAAACCGGCATCACTCACTTGGGTGAGGCTGCAAAAGATGAATTGGTAGCTCTGGCCCAGAAGTACCTCTAACCAAAGCTGATTTAGAAAGAGCACCACAGCCTCGGCACGCGCAGGGGCTTTTTTGTACCCGCAGTAAACACGCGTATCGCAGCGCATAACACTCCCGAGTCTTTCAGAAAGCTGAGCCTGAGAACTGCCGTATATGGTGGCGACCATCTCGGGGCGGCTTTTCTGTGCGAACAGGCTCATCTTTCTAAAAGGCAATCGCTATGAACAACGCATTAACCGCACTTTCTTCTAACCAAGCACCGACCATGAGTAGCCTTGAGATGGTCGATTACATTAATGCTGATCGTAAGTCAAAAGCCGAGGCGGCAGGATTGAAGTTTCCCTGCAAGCAGTTCACTAAATTGCAGCATAAGCATTTCCTCGCCAAAGTCCCGAAAGTGCTGGGTGAGACATCAGCCAAATTTTTGGCCGATGATACCTACACCGCAGGTAATGGTGCTACTGGCATCAGGCAGATTTACAACTTCCCTAAGCGAGAAGCTTGCCTAATGGCAATGAGCTACAGCTACGAGTTGCAGTCGCAGGTGTTCGATCACATGACGGAGCTTGAAGGCGGAAAGGACATCAACCTTCTCGACTTCTCAGGGCTGGCAGAAATGGCTATCAGTGAAATGACTAACCGTGTTGCGGCAGCGGAGAAGTTTTCTCTCGGGGAGCACGGGCAGCCAGGTAGTGCATTGATGAACCTTAGGAAGAAAGAGAAGAAGGCCATTAAGAAGGCTGAACAACTGGTGAAAGATCTGATTCAGTTCAGGCTTTGTGACATGGGAGATTTTCCAGAAGGGGATCCAGCATGACACCAGTCCAGTTTATTGAGAAGAACGTTATCTCTGAGTTGGTAAGGCTTGGTTTCGATGTAGATGTTGCACACATCGGGGCACGTGAAGCGGTGAACTATTATCACCGATCATCCTCTGCCAGCGGCAAGAGCAAGATGTTCGACGATTGCCTGAACATAGCCAAAGCGTGGGCAACCAAATGCCAGAGCAAAAAGAAAAAGTGAGAGCCACTTTCACAGCGGCTCTTGTTGCTGGGCGCATTTTCGAGCGCGCCTGATGATGATTGTTAACGCATTAGCTCAATGATTAAATGGGGGCTTGAAACCCCTAAAGCTGATGGAGTTAACATGTGGAAAAGCTTTGAAGAGAGACCTGATTATTCAGGGTGGATTTTACTGTCTACGAATAAAGGCTTGGCATATGCGAAGTACGACAAAGAAAATCACAGTCTAGGTCAAATATATCTTTTGGGTGACATGTACAACACTACGGATAAGATTCACCACTGGGCCAAGATAGAAGATCAGCCAGATGGAGATTTCGATCCGAACTCAGTTGGGTTCCCCAAAACAGTTAAGTGAAAGCGCCGCCTTCGGGCGGTTTTTTATTGGAGTAAACATGGCATCACCAGATTGGGAGGCTATCGAATCAGCTTACCGGGCTGGTTTGCTATCTGTCCGCGAAATTGCTTCACAGCAAGGAGTAACGCATACCGCAATCAACAAGCGCGCAAAGCGTGATGGTTGGGAGCGAGACCTTAAAGCCAAGATAAAGGCTAAGGCTGATGCGCTGGTTTCCAAACGCGAGGTTTCCAGGCTGGTTTCCACCGAAAAGGCGGTTTCCGAGCGGCAACTAATTGAAGCATCAGCGGAGGTAATAGCTAATGTTCGCATGGAACATCGAGGCGACATCCGGCGGGCACGTGAGATAACCAACGCTCTGTTTGATGAGTTGGGTGCTGAGTGCGCAGACGTAGACGCGCTACGGAAACTTGGCGAGATGATGTTTGAACCTGACGACAACGGGCGTGACCGACTGAATGAGATATACCAGTCGATCATCAGCATGCCAGAGCGCGTTAAGTCAGTTAAAGCCTTGAGCGATGCGTTAAAGAACCTGATTGGCCTTGAGCGCCAGGCATATGACATTGACGGGCCTACCGGCGATGATGCAACGAAGAAACTATCCGATCTGATGGATGATTTAGCTAAGGGGTAGCCATGAAGCCGGAACACATTGCGCTTCTGCGCGACAAACTCTGGCGGCTGAATCACCTCTACTGGATAACCGACAAAGGAGGCAAGACGGTTCGGTTCAACATGACGCCGGAGCAACTTGAATACTTTGAGGGTATGCACACCAGGAACATAATCCTGAAAGCTCGGCAGTTAGGTTTCACCACGGAAGTCTGCATTATCCAGTTGGATGCTGCGTTGTTCGAGGCTGCAAAATGTGCGCTGATCGCCCACACGTTGAATGATGCCAAACGCCTGTTTCGTGAAAAGGTGAAATACGCCTACGACAGGCTACCGACCGAAATCAGAGCTGCCAATCCGGCAAGCAATGATTCGGCGGGAGAGTTGGTATTCAAGAAAGGCGGCTCACTCTACGTAAGCACGTCATTTCGCGGTGGCACACTGCGTTACCTGCATGTTTCTGAGTTCGGAAAGATATGCGCCAAGTTTCCCGACAAAGCCCGTGAGATTGTCACTGGCGCATTCGAGGCAGTCTCAAGCGATTGCTTCACCACGATAGAGAGTACAGCAGAGGGTAGGGCCAGCTACTTCTTCGACTATTGCCAGTCGGCAGAGAAGGCGCAGTTGCTCGGCAAGGTGTTGTCCAACCTCGACTGGAAGTTTTTCTTTTTCTCGTGGTGGAAGAATCCGCAGTACGCAATCGACCCGGTTGAAGCCATACCGCAACGTCTGATCGATTACTTCGATGAGATTGAGGTTAAACACGGTGTAACGCTGAGTGAGCGTCAGAAAGCCTGGTATTACGCCAAAGAGAAAACGCTCGGCGACGATATGAAGCGCGAATATCCGTCCATACCGGCTGAAGCATTTGAGCAGTCAGTTGAAGGTGCCTATTACGCCAGCCAGTTCCGGCATCTCTACACCAGCAAGCGCATTGGCGACTTGCCTGATAACTCTCACCAGCCAGTACACACCTTCTGGGACATCGGTGTTGGTGATTCCACCGCAATATGGTTCGTCCGTGAGGTTGGCGAAGAATTTCACGTCATCGACTACTACGAGAACAGCGGTGAAGGCCTGCGCCATTACATGAAGGTGCTGAAAGACCGTGGTTACCAATACGGCGAGCACTGGGCACCCCACGACATAGACAACCGTGAGTTTGCTGGCGACGGCAAGAGCCGCAAGCAGATCGCTGCTGAAGGTTTTGAAATTGACGGGCAGATGTACTCCATTCGCTTCAAGGTCGCACCAAAGCTGGGTGTTGATACCGGCATCGACTCGGTGCGTGAAATTCTCCCCAAATGCGCCTTCGACGCCGTGAAATGCGAAGAGGGAATATCCCATCTTGAAGGCTATCGCAAGGAGTGGGATGACAAGCGCGGTTGCTGGAAAGACAAACCACTGCATGACTTCACCTCGCATGGCGCGGATGCATTCCGCTACTTCGCTGTGGCGAAAATAAACCGCAAACAGACCGGCGCAATCTTCTTCTAAGGAGCACCAGTGAGTGAATTAAAACCGGGGGAAAACTTCCTCGTAAACGCGCTGGCCGCTACCGTGGGGCGCCTGCGCTCCCTCTATGCCGGGGTAAATGGCAACACCAAGCGAACCAAGCTATGGGATGAGTTCGGCTACCCCGACCAGATTGGTTTTGAGCAGTACTACCGCGCCTATGAGCGTAACGCAGTTGCCCATGCCGCTGTTCACAAGCTGCTTGATAGTTGCTGGATAGACAACCCCACGATTATTGATGGCGATGAAACCAAAGAGGCGACAGATACCACCTACTGGGAAAAACAGGTTACCAAGTTGCTTAAGAAGCACTGGCCGAAAATCAAAGATGCGGATCGTCGCAATCTGATTGGCCGGTACTCGGCGCTGCTTATCCAGTTCAAAGATGGGCGGGAGTGGAGCCAGCCGGTCGATCGCACAGTGGTTACCAGGCTGAAAGATAAGGCCATTGTAAAACTTATTCCCGCTTGGGAGTCACAGGTTAAGCCGGGAAATTTCGACACTGACACCATGTCTGATACCTACGGCCAGCCTGTCAGCTACAACTTCAACGAGCAGCCCGTAGGTGATGATGGCAGTTACGGGCCTGTGCGCGGTGTTACCGTTCATCCTGACCGCATCATCATCCTCAGTGAAGGCTCTGAAGATGAAAACATGCTTTCCGGCGTGCCATTCCTGCGAGCTGGTTACAACAAGCTGCTCGATTTGGAAAAAGTGTCCGGTGGTAGTTCGGAAGGGTTCCTGAAGAACGCCAGCCGCCAGCTAGGCATTGCATTCGATAAAGACACCGATATGGCAATCCTATCGGCACAGGCAGTCTCAGCCGGGTTTAAAGACCTCGGCGAAGCGCTCAACGATAAGATTGCCAGAATGAACCGTGGCACCGATGCGGCTCTGGTTATGCAGGCAGGCGCGCCATCCGTTCTCTCCGTGGCCGCTGCCGATCCGCAGCCGACATGGACAGTCACCGCGAATGAGTTCGCTGCGTCGATTCAGTGTCCGTTCACCATTCAGTTCGGTCAACAGACTGGGCGGCTGGCGTCTGATGAGGATAAAACTGACTGGGCTAAACGCTGCAACGGGCGGCGCTGGGGGTTCCAGTCCGCTGTTGTTACAGCCATAATTGAACGCTTCTGGACTATGGGTGCTATTGCCCCACCGACCTCAGGCGAGGTAACACTCGCCTGGTCTGATTTACTCGCACCGAGCGAGAAAGAAAAAATTGCCAATATGCAGGCAATGGCAGATGTGGCGCAGAAAACTCAGGCCGCTTACGGCACCCCGGCAATCGAGCAAAACGAGATTCGCGCTGTTGGTGAGTTAGAGCCTATCGCTGAAAACGAATTGCCACCGCCTCCACCAGGAGACCCGCTGAGTGATAACCCTGAAGACAATCCGAACACCGGTGATACCACGTAATAAAGCTGACCCAACACAGTCAGCTAAACCGGTAAACCGGATGATTCGCGACATTGAAAACCGCTACTACCGGATAAAATTGGCCCTCAGGCAGTTGTTTGATGCTCGACTAACCGGGACCGAGCGGGTGGGTAATTCATCTCATGCGGTACATGGCAATGTTATCTACCAAGTGAACGCTGGCACGTATGTTTATGACATGACGGCTGCCCAGTTGGCCGACCTTCTTCAGCAGACGCAGGTGATACTGGATGATTCCCTGCTGGAGGGCGGCAGCAATAACCACTGGGCGCTTGGCTATGTAGCTGCTGAGTATGAACGCGGCACGCTGGCTGCCTTCACCAACCTCTCCGTTCAGTCTCAGGCTTACGAACAGCAAACCACGCTGGCGCAACTGCTAAGCACACCGGCTTATCAGAACCAGATATCAGCTGCATACGTATCGACGTATAGCGACTGGAAGGGCATTAGCGATGCGGCCCGCGCGAATCTGGCTAATGTGATTTCTGACTCAATCGGTCGGGGGATTAACCCGCGAGAAACAGCAAGCATCATCAGCAGAAGGCTCGATGTATCGATGTCCACTGCCAAGAACATTGCCCAGACTGAGCAGGTGGGGGCGTTACGCAAGGCCCAGTGGATGGAAACTGACTGGGCTCGGGATAGACTGGGGCTAAACACTGCTGTGCTTTGGCTCTCTGCTCTGAAGCCCACAACTCGGTCATGGCATGCAGCAAGACATGGACATACCTATACCACTGAAGAGGTTGAAACGTTCTACAGCGAACGTGGCAACCGCTACCACTGCTATTGCAGCCAGATACCGGTGATTCTTGATGAAAAGGGTAAAGTCGTTAATCCGGGCCTAGTAGAACGCCTGGCTACAGAAAGGAAAGACTGGCAGAAGGCAGATTAATCAATCCCCCCAAGAGGACACAGCATGAAACGCAACCGCGTTAACGTGCTGACCGTCGTCAACTCCGCTTCAAACATCACCACTGAGACTATCGACGGTAAGCCACACATTGTGGTTCGCGGCATCACGCCTGTAGTCGATGACATTGTGATGAACCGGAAGTTGTACCCGGCAGCCGAAATAGCAAAGGCCTATAACACCCTTGAGCGTAACCCGATGCCTTTCGGTCACCCGAAAGTGGACGGTAAGCACGTTTCCGCTCGGGATGTCCGGGCGGTGAACAATTACCACGTCGGGGCATGGCTGCAGAACGTCAGCCATAAAGACGGGAAGGTGTCTGGCGACATGTATGTTGATCGCCAATATGCCGAGGGAAGTGATAAAGGCAAGCGCCTAGTCAACCGGCTGGATGAAATGGCGGCGGGGAACAGTGTTGAACCGATCCATATTTCGACCGGCTTGCTCTATTCCGGTATCGCAGCGAATGGCGAATCCAAAGGCAAGAAGTACAACGAGATTGCCACCAACATGCTGTTTGACCATGTTGCCGTCCTGCTTGACGAGCCGGGCGCTGGAACGCCAGAGGAAGGCGTTGGCATCTTCGTTAACTCTGAGGGCGAAGAGCAGCATATCGAAATCGCCAACCTGTCAGACGCCTCTAACTGCACCAAAGAGGGCTTCTTTAACAAAACGAAGTTCTTCTTCACCAACGCTTCCAACTTCACCTTTGACGATATTCAGCGTGCCATCAGCGTGAAGCTGAGTGAAGGCAAGGGTGACAACTATTTTGGCTGGCCTGAATCCGTATGGCCGGACAAGTTCATCTATCGCGAAGGCGAAAAGATGTATCAGCAGAAGTACCTCATCGACGATGACGGCACCGCTCAATTCGTCGGCGAACCTGTAGAAGTCGTGCGCAAACCCACTGAGTACGAAATTAAAACCAACGGAGAAACAGATCCGATGAAAGAACTGATTGTTAATGCGCTGAAAGCAGCTGGTAAGCCGACCGAAGGCAAAACCGATGCCGAGCTGATGGATGCCTATAACCAGATGGCTGCTGAGAAAGCGGCTGATAAGCAAGAAACGCCTGAAGAGAAGGCTGCCCGTGAAAAGAAAGAGGCAGATGACAAGAAGGCCAAAGAAACCGCGACCAACAGCGAAGAAATGCCAGCCTGGGCGAAATTAATCGCAGAAGACCTGGCTGGCATTAAGTCTGGCATGGCCGCCAACTCTGACAAAGAGAAGAGCGAAAAGCGCGCCGCAGTGAAAGCTAAGTTCCAGCTCGACGATCTGGCGGTTAATGCGCTCGATGGCGCGGCTCTCGATGGCTTTTACGCTCAATGCCAGAAATCCCACGGTCTGAACGGCGTTATGCGCCATCAGGTAAACACCAACGAATCATTCAGCGAAATGCCGGAGTAAGACATGGCTAAAGATGGAAAACACGTAATTCACGCTGGCGGTGTGTTCCCAAACCCACTGCTTAACCGTGAAGGCGGCGCTATCGCTGCTACTGCGCCCGGCACAATCGGCTTCTTCAGCGTTGCAGACAAGTTCACCGCGTCTGTAGCAGGAGCTGAGTCCAGCATCCTGTACGTGGCGAACAAAGACTATCTTCGCTGCCTCAGCGTTGATGACAATATCGCGGCTAATGAGCTGGTTGTTGGTATTCAGCCATTGCCAGGCATGTTCCTTAATGTGCGTGCCGCTGCTGGCACCTACACCAAAGGTCAGCCAGTGGCGGTTGCTAACGGCCAGATTACTGCAGTAGCAGACGACGCTGCTGTATTCGCTTATATCGAAGAAGATCAGTCCACCACTGCGGTTGCGGGTGATTTGATTCGCGTTGTGTTCAAGTAAGGAGCACTGAATGTTTGTATTTTCCCGCTCTATGGGCGAGCGCACCGGAAATCTGGAAATCAACCAGTGGCAGTTTAATAACCTTGAGCGCGAGCGTGCTGCTTCTGCTCAGTCAATGGCTGACTTCCTTGCCCGCACTCGCTTTGGTGAGAATGGCTCACTTGATGCGGTAAACGCTGTGGATGATATCCGTCGCCTTTACCGTGCGTATGACACGACCGTGCTTCAGCAGTTCGAACCCAACACTGAGTTCACGCTGTTGAACGATCTGATGCCACTGTCCCGCTCAGTTCGTCTTGAGCAGTCGCGTTACGATTATGCCCGTACCGGGGGTCGTGGCTGGGCGCACACCTCAATGTCCGGTCAGATCGGCGCGGCACTGGATGCGAAGAGCTACACCTTCGACGGCACCATGGTGCCAATCCACGATTCAGGCTTCAAGTTTGAATGGCGTGACCCTATCTTCAACAGCCCTTCAGCACTTCAGTCTCAGGGTGACGCACAGCGTGGCTCTGTTGATGATGTTCGTCGCAAATACGTCGATTACATCTTCAACGGCTTCAAGGATAAGGCGGGTAACTGGGCGGTGTTCGATGGCCTGACCTGGAAAGGACTGCGCGATGATGAGCGCGTGATGCAAATCGACCTCGGAGCTTCAGGCCTGAACATCGACTTCAGCTCTGCGGCAGCAACATCTGCTGCCATTCGCAGCGCTGCTATCGCTCTGCGTGACCAGATGCGCCGCATCAATAACCAGTATGCAGATCAGACCTGGTATGTATCTGGCGACATCATTTCCAACCTGGAGCGTTACTTCTCTGATAACTATCAGAGCGGAACCATCCTGGCTGAATTGCTGAAGCTGACTGGTATCTCCGCCATCAAGGAAGACAGCCAGCTGACTGGGAACGAGATTGTGATTGTGCCGCTTACCGCTCAGGTTATCGCGCCGATCGTAGGGCAGGCAGTTGGTTCTGTTGCAGAGCCGCGACCGCACTACAACAGCGATTACATCTGGCGCACCTGGGGTGCAATGGGGTTGATGGTCAAGCAGGACATCAACAACAAGTACTCCGTAATCCATGCCTCAAGCTAAGGAGCAAATATGGCACTGGTAGAAATCACCTCAGGTAGTCTTCATGCCGGTGCCAACCTCCGAAAGCTGGGGGTTGGTGAAGTGGTTGAAGTAAGCGACGAAACCGCACAGCGCTGGATTGATTCCGGCAAGGCTAAAGAAACCAAAGAGAAGAAGGGCAGCAAATTAACTGCTGTTGATATCTCAGCCGGGACTGCGGACACCAGCTTGCTTCAATCACAACTGAGCGATGCGCTGGCGCAGAACCAGGCATTGAAGGATCAGGCCGAAGCCACAGAAAAGGCTCATGCAGATGCGCTGGCCGCCGAAACCAAGCGTGCTGATGATGCAGAGGCTGCGCTGGCAGAAGCACTGAAAAAGGATAAGTAACCATGGCAGCCCAAATCACGCTGGATGACGTAAAACCGCTGATAGCTGAACTGGGCTTCACGGTACCTGATGCCGTCCTGCAGTTGCTACTCGAACAGGTAAACGCCACGTCTGCATGTATGGACGGGGCGGGCTACTCCGAAAGCCTGCAGAAGCTCATGCTTATCTATGCAGCCGCGCGACTGGCCGCCCTGTCCGGTGCCAGAAAGATTGCTTCACAGTCAGCTCCGTCTGGTGCGTCACGCTCGTTCACCTACGACAGCGCCGGTACGGATTACCTGTACAAGCAGATACTGGCATGGGACACGAACGGATGCCTCAGTGGCCTGCCTCTCTCGGGCACGTCCGTTGGCTTCTTCGACGTGGTGGGAGGATGCTGATGAATTGGCAATCTCCCGCATCGCCGCCCAAGCCATTCGAGCGTGTGTGGCTCAAGACGTCCACTGGCCGGGAAACCACCGGCTATGTAAACAGCAGCGGCGAGTGGGTTTTCAACTGTAAGCGTATCGCGGCGGAAAAGCCCACTGTAATCGGCTGGAGGTCGTGAGATGTCTTCATTAGCCAACTGGTCGTACACAGCTCAGGCCACTATCTGGCGTAACCTCGGCCCGAACGAATATGGCGATCCGCAGGGATTCGCAGCGCCAGAAATCATCGCTTGCGATTATGAGGGTGGGTTGTCGAAGCGCCTGGGTGCCATTGGTAGTGAAAAGGTGGTGAAAAATACCATCTGGACCGAATACGCGCTGGCCGACACCGGCGATTACATCCTGTTCGGCGCATCTACTGAGCTTGACCCCATCGCGGCTGGCGCTGACGAGGTGATGCAGGCCATTCGCTATGCGGACACCTTCGAGCGGCTGGCCGATGACTATGCAATCCTGACGGGGGTGTAGCGTGGGTGTGAAAGTAAAAGGTATTAAGCAGGTAGTCAGCAAGGTGAACCGGGCAATTGATAACGTACAGGATAAAAAAACCGTGCGAGCCCTCCACTCGGCATTGCTGATTATCGGGGGTGAATCGGCATCAATGGTCCCAATTGATACCGGGACATTACTAAGCTCTCAGTTCCGCGATTTGTCGTTTGTTGGTACCAAAATTAAAGGCAAGGTGGGTTACTCAGCCAACTACGCCCTTAGTGTTCATGAAGCCGCTGGTGTTCATCTTGGCAAGCATACCCTCAGGCCGGTAAAAAAGGGGCAAGCAAAAGGTTCCCGGGGCTATATCTGGGACAAAACCGGAGAGCCTAAGTTTCTCGATAAGGCTGTCACCAAAACCAGGGATTCTGTGGATTCAGTCATCCACAAGGAAATGTCGCTATGAACCCTCCAATGCACACGCGGGTGCGCAACAACTTTGTGGATGCCGGACTCACTGCAGGCTTTATCACACAGCTGCTGGTCTGGAACGATACGGGCAAGCCAGCAGATAAGATGATCGTCTTCCGGCCCAACGGTGGCACTCCGGTTCGTAATGGCCTGGGGGCGCAGTATTTCATCATGGTCGACGTGGTTGGCGCGAAAGGCGGGAACGCCGCTGCAGATACTGCAGTGCAGGCCATCATTGACCATGTTCAACAAAACCCAATGGCTGACAACTGCGTCGGCTATCTGGAAAACCTCGGCGGCATTCCTGCCCCCGTTCTCACTGACGAAGGCCGCCTGGTCTATCGACTCCAGTTCGTCGCCACTTTCGGCGACTAGCCCAACATAGGGGATTCACCATGGCAGAATGCCAGAACAGTAACGAACGCTTGTTCGGTGGTGCCGTCGTGCTTGAAGTAGCCGATGGTTGTAGCGACACGGTACCGGCAGAAGGGGACTGGAAGTCTCTGGCCGCCGGTACCAGCAAAACGTTCGACTTTAGCCCGAACAGCGTTACCAGCGACGCCGACGATGGCGGCGGTTACGTTGAGAGCATCATCACGAATGCTGATTTCACACTCAGCTTTGAAGGCGAAGTCCGCAAGAAGGACAAGCTGGACCAGTATGGCGTAGGCAAACTCATCAAGTACTTCGCTGGCGAAGTGGCCGCGAAGCGCCAGCCAGGCATCTGGGTGCGCATGGAGTTCGGCCCGGTGACGTTCCGTGGCTACATGAATATCACCGCGCTGAGCTCCGATGGCGGTACCAACGATATTTCCACGTTCTCTACCGAGTTCAAGGTGGGCGATTCATCCACCATTCAGGTGTATGACACCGTTGAAGACGTTCCGGTTACTGGCGTTACCGTTGCGCCAACAAACGCATCAGTCGCCGCTGGGTCATCTACGAACTTTACCGTCAATATTGCCCCAAATGATGCCACGGATCAGAGCTTCACGGCGGTGTCGTCCGTGCCAGCTCGCGCTACGGTCAGCATCAATGGCAGCACCGTGACCGTCAGCGCGCCGTCTGTCGCTACAGCAGGTACTGCCAACATCACGGTCACGTCAAACGATGGCGCTTTCACGGCCACGTTTGTTGTCACCGTTACCGTATAACCAGCATTACAGGGGCCATTGAGGTGGCTCCGATAATGCTGATTACCGAGAGCCGACATGATCCCGCTAAAAGAAATAGGCGAATGCCTGATTACCGTTGGAGAGAATGAGTATTTCTTTCGGCCATCTTTTGCCAACATGACACGAATAGGCGAGCCTCAGGAGGTTGTGCAGGCCTTTTACGATGTGCACAACGACAATGCCACGCCATTATTTAAACGCGCCATGGAGGCTTACGGGCGCATTCCTGACTGGTTAGTCAGCCACGTTTCACGCCCGGTGTTCAGCAAGCCGACGCTAATGGCCGCGATGGCAATTTTGCAGGCGTGTTGTGATCAGGATTTAAACCGGCTGACTGGCGAGATTGTGCCGGGTAGATCAGGGAAGTGGGCCTTTGTTTACAGGAAGGGCGTCATGCCAGAGGCGGAAATGGTCCTGCTGGCGCAATCCCTCATCACGCATGGCATCATCGGAAAAGCGAAAGTGCGCCAGCTACAACGTCATGAGAGCAGCCAGGGCGCGACAGAGTTTAATGCCTTTGAGTACATCAGCGCTGCACGTAATCACCTTGGCATGAGCCGGGCAGAAGCCGAGCAGCTAACCATGACAGAGTTTGCGCTGATGCTGGCACAGAAATTCCCGGATCAGAAAGGCTTCACCCGCGAAGAATATGACCAAGTGGCAGATAACTATCTGGCGCGCAAGGCGCGGCGCTTGAAGAAGGTCTGAATGTTTTCTGATGCCAGTGGAAGTGTTTTGGGAGTCCAGTACCTACGGATAGTTGAAATAATACTCACATTGCACCACAATGGGGGCGTAAGTGGTGCAAAAGAGGTGCGATATGTCTAAATCAAGAATCAGTGTTACTCTCACTCCAGAGATTGATGAAATGTTGGAACAGGTTTCTAGAAGCCAGAACATATCAAAATCTCATGCTATTCGACGTGCGTTTGCACTTTTGCAGATTGCGGAAGAGGAACGCCAGAAAGGCAGGGAACTGGGAATCATCAAGGATGAAGGCGGCAGCCTTAAGGCTGTTGGCAAAATTGTTGGAATTAATCGTGGCTGAAAGAGAAGACCGTAGCCTTTTAGAGGTTGAGGAAAAATACAACAATTTTCACTTGCCTCATGCCAGATTCCAGATGGCTAGATGGGTGTTAATATGTTTATTTGGACTTATATGCTTTTTAATTGCATACAGAATATTTCCAGACGGATCTGCATCAGAAGATGTAAAAACGGTGTTCAACAAGGTTTTTGATAGTGTAGTTCCGATAGCATCGTTGATCTTAGGATACTACTTTGGCAGCTCAAGCCAAGAAAACTAAGCCCACTCAGGTGGGCTTTTTGGCATGAGTACCCGCATGCTAAACAAGAGATTTTGCATTTGTTAGTGATTGCTCAAATGCTCTAAATGAATCGTCGTAAGACATTCCGCCCGCAGGGTGTTTAACGCTGCACCATTCAACGGGGTGAGCGTCTGGCAAAGCAGGCACTTTGTCCCAGAGGTTGTGTCCCAGAACCAGAATGATATCGGGCTTTAATTCACGCGCGACTTCAAGAAACATAGGAGCAGCATCCTCCCACATTTTAGCGGTTGGGCTCATTCTCCACTTTTCGCCAACAAACTCTTGTACGAAATTATAAAACGCTATCTGCTGCCAGGCATCGTAACGTTCCTCATTCGATGGGGTGTCTTTGCTTAGGCGAAGCAACTTGGTTACGCGAGAAAAAAATGGAAGGCCCGGAGTATATGCATGGTTTGCGACTACCATCTGGGTGTAATCCTCCGACTCATCGCCGTCGTCACCATAGTGCGACTCCCCCAGAACCAGAACTCGGACGCCATATTTGCTTTGAAAATAGTCTTTTCCAACGAAAGGCTTGAAGTTTGCCATCTGCTCGATCCCTCATTTTTGGACGTTAGGATGGCACTATGATTCAGCTTGGTTTTTTTTGGAAGCGTTCTTTCATCGGGCGCTTAACTGCGGGTTTCTTGCGTTGATTTGCAAATATTGCGTGATAAGATGTTTCCGATTGCAATCAATGGAAACATAAAAATGAAAAAGGTATTGGCTTTGGCGCTTGGAGCGCTTTTACTTTCAGGATGTACTGTTCGCGTTGCTGACTTAACTGTTGCCAGCACTAAAAACTACAATCTGAATGGCGGAAAATTCTACAAGGGTAAGCGCGTAGTAGCTGAAGATAGCTATCCAGTTATCATCTTCCCGACTGGTATTCCCAACGTTAAAACAGCAGCAGACCGCGCGATTGAGAAAGACCGTTGCGCCGTTGGCCTGACAGACGTTGTTGTCACCCAACTTAACCACTCGTTCCTGTTCGGCATGATTGGCTTACGGGTTGAAGGTAACCTGATTATCGACCGTAGTCTGCCAGGATGTGAGAACGCCGGTTAATGTATCTAGCCACCTTCGGGTGGCTTTTTATTGATGGGGATAGGGATATGAAGAATTTTATTTTTGGGTTGGCGTTGGTTATATTTTTGCCAAATACCTCTTCAGCTGAGCAAGAGTCAATGGATATGCTCAATCAGTTGCATGAGGGAGTCTGCAAGGATCATCGAAACCCTGATCTTTGCAAAAGAGTTGTTGGTATCATCATGAAAGGTGTAAAGCAAAATGATGACATCTACATTGAGTGCATGAAAAATAAACCGGCTACACCTGAAGATGCGATGTATTGCCAAAGCGCAAAAGACGTCAGATCGAAGATAGATACTTACAACTGAGCAAAAAAATTAAATATGGCTCGCTTCGGTGAGGTTTCTTGCTTCCCTTTGCATCTCCAAGTGGTTAGGATTTGTCCTAACAATACTTTTGGGGATAGGGGTATGGGATTTTCTTTCAACGAGGAAGTAAGAGATCTTTTTATTAAAGATGGCGTGTCTGAAGGTGTTCATAAGGTAAATAGGGCGGCAGCTAGGGAAATGGCGAAGAAAGCCTTCGATTATGTTAATTCTGTAGAGGCTTCAGGTGGTAACAAGCATGCCGCTGAGTTAGATATAGGTGATGCCATGGTCGAAATATATACCCGGATAAATCTATCTGAATTTGTCGATTATGTAGAAAGTTTTAGCCAAGCTATCACTGATGAAAAAACAGCCTTAACAATGCATGAGCTTGATAAAGCTAGTGAATCCCATAGAAAGAACATCGCAAAAATTGAAAGTGATGCCAAAGAGTCCGCTTTCAATCAAGCGGTGTTGTCATGGGGTGCTGCTATTATTGGCTTGATAATCTTCTGTATGTTTCTGTTCTCAAAGTAACCTTTAAACCAATTCAAAGAACCTCGCTTCGGCGAGGTTTTTTTATGCCCGGAGATCGCAAATGGCAGGCACTTACAACGCAGGCAGCATCGTTTACGAAGTTGATATGGAAACGGCAAAGCTCATTGCAGCACGCCGTGAGGTCGATGCTGCCCTGAGCGGTATGGGCGCTTCTATGGGTAAATTAGAAGCCAGCGTTACGCGTACTGAGCGATCCATTTCTTCAATGGAAGGTGCTGTTTCTCAGCTAACAAGCGTGGCTAAAGGGCTTGCCGCTGCCTTGACCATTCACCAGGTCGCCGAGTGGGGCAATGCATGGGTCACAGTAAATAACAAACTGGCTAACTCTGTTCGAGCCAACGAACAGTTGATTGATGTAACACAGCGCGTTTTCGACATATCCCAGAACACCATGAGTAGCCTTGATGCGACTGCCACGCTTTATGGCCGCCTGGAACGAGCGACGCGCAGTGCTGGTACCAGCACCAAAGACCTGATCACATTAACCTCAACCATCAACAAAGGTTTGGCTGTATCAGGTGCCACCACGGAAGAAGCCAGCTCCACCATGACTCAGCTTTCTCAGGCACTGGCCTCGGGAGTTCTGCGCGGCGAGGAGTTCAACTCACTCTCCGAGAACGGTAGCCGCCTGGCTGTTGCGCTGGCAAGTTCTTTGGGCGTTACCATCGGACAGCTTCGTGCAATGGCGGCGCAGGGCCAACTGACAACCGATGTGGTAGTGAAAGGGCTTCTTCAGCAAAGTGATGTGATCGGGAAAGAATTCGCCAATACAGCGGTGACAATGGGCCAGGCATTTACTATCGCCACGAACAACATCACTAAATTTGTAGGTGAAAGCTCAACTGTTTCGTCCGGTATAAAGGCATTCAATACCAACCTGATCTCTCTTTCACAAAATCTGGACACCATTAGCGGTGTGATCGTCGCACTAGCCGCTGTGATGGGAAGCCGTTTCGCTGGCGCTTTAGCTATGGCTACTGCCGCTAAGGTTAAAGATACCGCTGCAACTATTGCATCGAATAAAGCGTCAGCCGTAGCGGCAAAAGACGCTGAGTTGGAGGCTGGTGCGAAACTTCGATTAGCTGAAGTGGAGAAGGCGGCAACAATACAGACCCTGAACCTTGCTGAGGGTCGACTCAAGACTATTAGGGCCACAAATGCCTCGGTGGTTTCAGAGGTCCAGTTAGCAGAAGCGGAAGCGGCTTCAATCCGAACTACAATTGCGCAGATAGATGCTGAGAAAGTTCTTGAAACGCAAAGGTTAAGAGCGCAAATCACGGATCAAGGAAGAATTGCTACAGCGACTAGAATGGCGCAGTTGCAGCAAGCATCGGCTGCATTAAATGCTCGGCTTTCAGCAGCAGAAGCAGCCACCGCTCAGGCTCGCGCTTCAGCAATTACCACCGCCGAGGCTCAGGTTAGTGCGGCTCGCCTTGCAACTGCAGATGCAACAGGGGTCGCATCCGTAGCAAATGGAGTCTATACCGCTTCACAAGAGGCGACGGTTGTTGCCACAAGGGCGGCATCTTCATCCGTTGCTTTATTGCGTGCCGGTATGAATCTGATTGGCGGGCCCGCTGGTATAGCGATGATAGCCGGAGCAGCTATTTATTATTTCTGGCAGCAGTCAAAACAAGCCAAGGAGGAAGCGTTATCTTTCGCGGATGGCGTTGATAAGCTAAACGACTCTCTTAAGAGCATGAGTAATACTTCCCTCAGAGGGACTATAGCTGATGCCAATATAGCTATAAGAGGTCAAACGGACGTTGTTGCTGACCTTAAATCCGAAATTGCCGAATTGACGATCCGAAGGGATGAAGCCGAAGCTTCAGGGAAAAAATATGGCACAACAATTGAGCAGGGAAACGGTTTACTTCAGCGAGCTGCTCAACTTACTGACCAGATTAACCAAAAGCAGCGCGATCTGGAAACTACCGAAACAAAGCTCACTAATACAACAAATTTGCGTGACGATGCTCAGATTACGTTGAGTAACAACATGCTCACTGCCATGGGTATCCATGACAAGCTAATCGAGAGGGGCACAACTCTCGAAAGAATCCAGGGGGCGGTAGCCAAGGCCTTTGGCGCAACCGCCGACGAAATAAACAGAGCCAACCAGGCTGGGCAGCAATTTAACCCTAATGCACTCCAGATCTCTGAGCCTACAGCCAAAGGTGATGCTGGAATTCAGGATCTAAAAGAACAAAATGAGTTACTCAAAATAAAGGATGAGAGATTAAGAGCTGTTAGGAAAGCAGAAATAGAAGAGAGTAAGGTCACCCAAAACCAGAACCAAATTAATACAGCGGGTCGAATAGCGGGTGAAAACTTTGACTTACAGCAAGAAGAAAAAGATCGAAAAAAGGCTGCATCTGAAGCGACATCACAGGCTAAAAAGGCATCGAGCCAAGCTGAACGTAATGCAAGAGTGCTTGATGAATATAGCCAAAAGGCATCCTTATCAGCTGACTCAACGAGTGACCTTTCACGTGAGCAGGCCATACTCGCAGCCCGGCAAAAGCTAACCAATCCTACGCCGCAGCAGGTTGCTCAAATTGAGGCTGATGCGGCAGCTATATGGGATAAGGCTGCGGCAATTAAAGCTCAAGCAACAGCTCTCAAGCTGGTGCCAGAAGATGCTGAAAATAATCGCTACCAAAAAGAGGTATCTGAACTCAAGCTCGCTCTGGATAAAAAAACCGTAACCCAGCAGCAGCATGACGCTGCGGCTGAGCAACTTGAGCAAGAGCACCAGGTAAATCTCGCCAAAATCAGGGCAAAGCAAAATGCTGGAGTAACCCCATTACAGGAAGCGCAGGGTGCTATTGATCCTGTGCAGCAGCTTGCTAATGAAAATGCTCAGAAGCTGGCGCTGATTCAGCAGTTTGAAACACAAAAAGGCCAAATCACGCAGCGTGGGCTTGATCTGATGAACGCGGCTAACACTGAGTATGAACAGCAGCGTATCAATGCACAGTGGGCCATTTTCAAAGCCCAAAGCAACTCGAGCGCCATGCTGGCCACAACCATTGAATCGCTATCCGGTGGAGCAACCAATGCGATCACCGGCTTGCTGAACGGAACCCAGAGTCTTTCAGAGGCTTTTGCCAATCTCGGTACTGCAGTAATTAATGGAGTGGTTAGCAGCCTGGTACAGATGGGTACGCAGTGGGTTATGTCAGCGGTTATGGGGCAAGCAGCACAAGACGCAGCTACAGCAGCAAATCAGGCAACAGCAACTGCCGCCCTGGCAGCATCAACGCTAGCAGGCACAGCTGCTGCAGGTACGCTCTTAGCTTCTTGGTCTCCGGCCGCAATGGCGGCATCGATAGCTACATCTGGTGGCGCTGCGACCGCTGGCCTGGCGGGATATACAACTGCTATGGCCGGGGCAAAAGCTATGTCTATCGCTGGCGCACGCGAACACGGCGGACCAGTCAGCGCCAGCAACATGTACAAGGTAGGTGAAGGCGGAAAACCGGAAATTTTCAAAGCCAGTAATGGCAGCCAGTACATGATTCCAGGTGATAACGGCTCGGTGATCAGCAATAAGGATATCAGCGGTGCGGGAGGCGGCGGCCAGACGGTTCACCAGACGATTCAGGTCAACGGCAATCCTGATGATCGGACATTGCTTTTGATTCAGCAGGCAGCGGCACAAGGGGCAAAGCAGGGTTATCAGATGGTGGTTGGTGACCTGGCAAAAGGAACGGGCCAGGCATCGAAGGCGTTAAAGACCTCGTTCAGCACCAGAAATAGGGTTGGATAATTTTTTCTGATAAATGCTCCCAGATTTGGCGAGGTAATAATGGCAATAACGACAGATATTAACTACCCCCACAAATACCTCTCAATGCCGCAGCGAACTGGGCTCGGTTATCAACCAACGAGTCCTCTGCTTCGCACGCAGCTAACTTCCGGCCGGGCCAGGCAGCGGCGACTCTATACATCAACACCGACTCAGGTAGGTGTTACGTGGATCTTCAGTGAGCAGCAGTCTCAGCTCTTTGAAGCATGGCACCGGGATGCTATCAGCGATGGTGCGGCATGGTTCAACATGCGGATCCGCACGCCTCTAGGTGTTGATGATTATGTCTGCCGGTTCACAGATATTTACCAAGGGCCGACGCTGGTTGGATTTGAGCGCTGGCAGTTTACGGCAACGCTTGAGCTCTGGGAACGGCCAATCCTGCCACCTGGCTGGGGTGAATTCCCAGACATGATCATGGATCAGAGCATTATCGATATAGCCATGAACCGGGAGTGGCCAGAAGCATGACAATCCTGAACAGGCTTTACGCTTCCAGCGGATCGGAAGTGATTATTGAAACGCTCGAAATTGTGGTTGGTACGAATACTTACTGGCTGACAAAGGGATATGAGGATATTACAGCTACGCTGGAAGACGGAACATCACGGACTTTCATTGCCTGTGGTATTGATATTGCGCTACCGGCAAGAAACGCGGACGGAACCCAGGATCTTCAATTTGCGATTAGCAATGTTGAAGGCACCGTCTCAGCTGCTATTCGCTCTGCTCTCAGTGAACTTAGTTCAGCGACACTGACCTACAGGCATTACGTATCAACGGATTTAACGGCACCAGCGTCAACCGCTTATACGCTGGCTATCAAGTCAGGATACTGGACTTCAACTGAAGTTCAGATAACCGCTGGCTACATGAATGTCTTGAACACTGCATGGCCGCGCTATCGATACACGCTGCCAAACTTCCCGGGTCTCCGCTACCTCTCTTAAGGTTCATCATGATTAATCTGGATAAATACCTTTCTGTCACCTGGCAGATGGGCGGACGCGCTTACCCGGTGCTTGACTGTTACGGGCTGGTGCACGAGGTTCGCCGGGATTTGGGGTTACCTGAATGGCCTCTTTTTGAAGGCATCCTCAAGGAGGGAGATGCAATGGGACGGGCCTGCTCGGACTTTCAGTGCAACGTGAAACCCTGTCAGCCCCGTCAAGGGGCAGTTGCCGCTGTTTACACAGCAGGAATGGTGAGCCATCTGGGCATTGTAGTTGAGGTGGCTGGCCAGCTTCAGGTCATGGAATCTAACCCGAAAAAGAACGTCACCGTGCTACCTGTGAATCGTTTTGAACGGCAATACGTAAAAGTGGAGTATTACCAGTGACGATCCGCATTTATCCTTCACGCCTGCCAGGCGAACCGCTGGAAACCCATCAACACTGGCAAGGAACGATTGAGCAGTGGTTGTATGAGAACGTCACGGGCTATCGAAGTGATGTGACTCAACCAATCTCAATTGAAGTTGATGGCATTGGGTTGTCGCCAGATCTCTGGGGAAGTTTTGTTATCAGCGCTGACAGTGATATCAAAATTTATCCGGTGCCGTATGCGGCCGCTCCTGCATGGGTTGTATGGACAGCAGTCGCTATTGCTGTAGCCTCAGCGGCATACTCCATCTACATGATGAGCACGCTAAATACTGACACAGCGAGTCAGCAGAGCGGAGATGCCCTAAACCTCAATCCGGCAAAAGCCAACACAGCGAGCCTTGGCGACCCTATCAGGGAGATTTTCGGGAAATACCGCGTTTACCCTGACTATGTGTTGCCACCGATATCCCGGTTTGATGCTGACACACCGGAGAATTTCATCACTACGATGTTTCTTTGCGTTGGGGTAGGCACGTTCAACATTCCCCAGTCAGGAATACGAATCGGCACCACGCCGTTAGCCAGCTTTGGCAGCGATGCCAGCTATTCGATTTATCAGCCTGGTGCGACGGTTTCTGGTGATGTACGCAGTGAAAACTGGTGGTCGTCTACGGAGGTAGGGGGCACGAATAGCGGCAGTGGCCTCGATACCAACTCCACCGCGCCAGACAGCATTTATGTGAATTCGGCAGCCGTCCTCTTCAGTGAAGAAACCATTACGCTGATCGGCGTTACCAATGAAAATGACGATGATGATGACAGCTCAGATGACATCAGCGTGCCGAGTTCATGGGTTGAGGGAACCGTCCTGACGGTTGTAGCACCCGACAGCTATGTGATTAGTGCGGCGGGTGGTTACAGCGTTATCTATGGCGATCTGACGGAACTGGTACCAGTTTTAGGGATGCCGGTGACACTGATCTACAACGACAACAGTTACAGCTTGTTTATTGCATCTTATACAGAGGCGGTGGCCCCGGTACCGGGGGTAGGTGGTAACGCTGCCAGTATTTCCGCAAGTGCAGCGCCGACCACGTATGACTTTAGCGGAAGCAGTTACACATTCACCATCACCTGGCAGGGCGCGACCTATACCATTAACCTGGTGGCCGACTACATCAACATGAGCGGCCTGGTGGATGCCATCACTGACGCGTTGACGGGTTCAGGCCTGGTAGCGATCGACAATTCCGGTCGCGTGCTGATACAGGAAGAGTCGAGCCCCTTCGTTGGTAGCACTATCGTTAATTCTTCGCTTCCGGTATCTGTTTTTGGTGATGCTCCGATCAATACCGCTGGAACAGCATCAAGCGGCGGCGCGGCGGGCGTTCAGGCAAATGTGACGCTTGCCTATGATTCTGCGACCGGCAAGGCATTTGCTGGCCTCCCAATAGGGACAGAACGCCTCTCACTGATGTATGGCACAGGCCAGTATGTGATTACCGGTGTAGACGAAAGCACGATTACCGTTAATCGCCTGCGTAATACAAGCAGCGGTGGAACGGAACCCGATCCGTCATGGCCTGGGTTCACGGCCCGAACGGTACTGGATGGTTCGGTATCAGGCGATAATGATGCGGAAAACTGGCTGGGTCCCTTTATGGCCTGTCCAGATGGTGAAACCACAACGGTCATTGAGAACAATTTCATTTTCCCTAACGGTCACATTCAGTACAAAAGTAACGGCGACTCTCAGTCGCACACTGTACATGTACAGGTTCAATACAGAGATGCTTCTGCAGGTGGCGCATGGAAAACTGCGTCATATGACTTCAAGGGCCAAACGGCGAACGGGCATGGCTACACTAAGCGGATCAGCGGTCTTACTGCAGCGCAATATGAAGTACGTGCACGCCGCACGACTAAGATAGGTGGAGCCAGAACAGTTAATGGACTTTACTGGCAGGCGCTAAGGTCCCGCCTGGCCAAACGGCCGGCAAGTTACGCAAACGTTACCACGATAGCCCTGACCATCCGCACCGGCAACCGCCTGGCGTCACAGTCAGATCGCCGCGTTAATCTTGAGGCCACCCGGCTTTATACGGGTTATCCATCGAGATCGATAAGCGGCGCAATGATGCACGTGATGAACAGCCTGGGCATCACTGGCATCGACACGGCAACCATCTCGGCACTGGAAAGTACCTACTGGACACCCAGAGGGGAAACTTTCGACTTTGCCGCCAGTGATGACAACACCTCAGCCCTTGATATTCTCCAGTCGATTACCAATGCCGGCATGGGGTATTTCCTGCTGTCTGATGGCCTGGCTTCTGCCGGACGGGAGGGCATAAAAAACTGGGTAGGCGCAATATCCCCCCAGGAAACAACGGAAGCGCTGCAGACCGCGTTCTCCGCACCCTCGAAGGATGACTACGACGGGGTGGATGTCACTTATATCAATGGCACGACCTGGGCGGAAGAAACTGTGCAATGCCGGACCAGTGATAATCCGACCCCAGTAAAAGTGGAAAAGTACACGCTGGATGGCGTACTGGATCAGGACCGGGCTTATCGAATCGGCATGCGTCGGCTGATGAAGTATCTCTACCAGCGGCTGACACATACCACAACCTGTGAGCTTGATCCGCGCTGCTACGAGTATATGGACAGGATTGTGCTGACGGATGACATACCGGGCAATAACACGCTGAGCTGCCTGGTGGTCGGTGCATCCGTTTCGGGCTCATCTCTTGTACTGGAACTGAGTGAGCCGCCTGACTGGTCATTCAGTAATCCGCGCTGCCTGATCCGGCTACAGGATGGTAGCGCTACACAGCTGCTGGTGCCGACAAGAGTGGATGACTACACCCTATCGCTGGCGCTGACATCGGCGCTGCGTTACGACGAGTGGATCATGGATGACCCGGCAATTGAGCCGCCACGGCTTATTTTCTGCAGTTCTGAGCGCAGCTATTACGACGCCCTGTTAACTGAAATCGCCCCCGGAAGCGATGGCACAACACAGGTTACCGCCAGCCAGTACACCCCCAGACTCTATCAATATGATGACGCCACCTATCCCGGTGACGTTACCTGATTTATGACCCGCTTCGGCGGGTTTTTTCTTTTATGAGGCTTGCATGACAACGTATAAAACCGGCAACGCGCTGGGGTCTTCTGCACCCAAAGATTTATTCGACAACGCGGAGAATCTGGATTTAGCCGTTAATGATACGGCGAACCCGACCTGGGAAGACCGGTTTGGTGTCAAGCGCGAGACGCTTTATGGTGCGCTTAAAAACTTCAAAGACAACGGTGGCGCACTCGCTTTTGCGAACGAAGCCGCGCTACTGGCGTATGTCCCTGAATCACCCAACGTGCTGGCAATAGACACGGGCACCGGTAGCTACTGGATATGGGATGGCACGTCCTGGGCGATCACATCGTTTCATCCTGCTCAGCTTGAGCAGGTCACCGCATTGATGGCCCTGATCAACAAGAATGACGCCGCGCTGCTGTATGAAGTTCTGGTAGATGAAGAGGGTGGGATTTTAAGGAAGTACAGCAGCACCGAGATATCCGACCTGTTTCATACCGTCCGCTCCACCAGCGGTATCACGTCACTGGGTGGAGATGAGGAGGGAGGTCGGCTGATTTATGCCGACGACAGTGGCCTGGATATCGGTCCGCTGCGGATGCGTTATTCACCGCTACCGGGAATCCGCGTGATTGATAGTGAAGGCGCTATCCTGCAGGACATTTCTGATCCCGGTGAAGCGCCTGTTCTGGCAGGCAGTTCCACTCTGGACGATGGCGTATTCTTCGGCTCCAGAAAAATAGCGGCCTTTGCCGGGGAGGCGGTGAACATCCATGTTCCCTCGCTGGTTTCAGATCGGCTGGCGGCCGCTGATATTCTGGCATCAATCGGATCGCTGACTACGCCCGCACAGCTATCAGGCTATGGCGAGCTGAAGGTTGATATTGATTCCTACGGTAGCCAGGCCGTCCTGAATCTCCGGCCGGAGAATGCGACAGACGGTCGCTATGGCGCGCTGGTTGATTTAATTCCGGTACCGGCATCCACGACCAGCACTGACATCAACATCCTGATGATTGGCGACAGCATTGGTAACCGGCAGGGGCCGCTTTACCTCTCTCAATATCTCTCTGAAAAAGGCTACACAGCGAAATACATTGGGACGCTGAATACATCCCGATTAGTGAGCGATGCCAATGATGCTTCCGGCGCGCTTGCAGAATGTCGTGAGGGATGGGAGTCCGGCGATTTTACGGGTGCTGTGACAGACCGGATCAGCATTGTTCAGCCGGGTGCAGAAGCTGCTTACCTGGCACAAGACAAAACCACGAAGTGGCCGCAAAATCCTTTCCTACGGGTAGCAACGAGCGATGACCCGGCGGATATCATCCGCAACGGCTGGGTGCTGGATTTTGCTTTCTATGCCACCCGATTCTCTCTGACTGCGCCGGACGTGATTATTTACAGCGTGGGGACTAACGATGTGCGCGACAGGCCGGAGGCTGAAATCTATAGCAACGTGCTGGACAGTGAGGCGCTGATCCTCAACCGGCTCAGAGCGGCATGGCCCAACGCGAAAATCATCCGAATGCTTCCGCCGACCGCAATGGATACGGAACGGAATGCCCTCTGGTCCACGAAGTACACCAAAATCCTGCGTGCCATGGGAGTAGTGAATACGCAGCGAGCCGACACGAAAACCATGATTGCGCCGACCTGGGCCTTCCTGAACACCGACAACGGCTATCGCCGGACATTCACGGGTGTAGATCCGGATACCGGCTTCGGAAAACTGACATGGGCTGATGCCGTGCACCCCTATGAATCAGGCCGACCACATTTATACCAGTCACTTGCCCCCTATGTTGCGGCGACGTATCTCAATTTAATTTAATAAAGAAAGGAAAAATATTATGGGCGTGGAATTAATTTCAGTGGGTTCAGTAGCACCGTGGTACACGAAGGTTTCTCCACCCGTAGCGCGGGGTCTGGAAGGCTGGTTCTGCTTTGATACGGCCCTTGACCGTATTGCGTTCAACCGTGCTCCAGGCAAGGGGAATGGCGCAATTGTCGGCGCACCAACGGTAGGCACTAACTATGCGAGATTCACCGGTAATGCCTCCTACCTTCAGACGGACATTAAAGAAACGGCAGAATTTACCGTCATGCTGATTTCGAAGGCAGTCTCAGTGCCTGATGGCAGCCCGGCCACAACGGGCGCAACGACGCCGATGCACTTCGGGACGTTCACTGGCCCTGCATCCCTGTCCGGGTATCCGACCAGTTACGGCATCAGCATGTTTAACCAGTACCCCAACAGAACTTCATCCGGGGTCTGTCGGGATGACGGCACTGGCAGTGGTGTGACAAGCGCCCAGGCCTTTCTGACTGAGACGATTAACACCTGGGCCTTAAGAGTGCTTCGCGGAAGCGACACCCTTGTCTCACAGTATAAAAATCTCACGTCGGGAATTACCGGGAGTTCGTCCACGGCAACGAAGCGCGTACCGACGACAAACACCATTCGTGTCGGCAGCGGTTATGGGAGCTTTGCCGGTCAGGTTGATGTATCCCAGATCATCATTTTCAGTTCATACCTGACGGATGATGAAGTGAGCAAAGTTGCTGCACTGATGCGTACGCGGGCTTCCCGACTGGGCATTACCGTTTAA